TCGCCGATATAGACGGGGCTCTTTACGGTCAATCTTGCGACGAACTTTTGGGAGCAATAACATCAAAACGACTTCGACATGGCAACCAACCGGAATTGACGAAACAGATCCTTTCAGCTGCGCGACTTCCCTTTGGCGATGGCGGATGGACTATTGGACGGAGAGCTTCTCAATCGACTGTGTGTGCTACCGTGGCGTCTGCCCTAGTCACACACTTCGCGACACGCCCGCAAGCGGATCTTGACATCATGATCGGTTAGCGGTATCGGATCCGTAAAATTGCGGCATGGGTTTATTCGATCTCTTTGTGACGGCTCCGAAGCCGATTCCTGAAACGACTGTCGATGCTTCATTGGCTCCCGTTAATTCAATCGATGCGCTAGGTGCTCCATATTTTGCTTACGGACAAAGCGCAACACGCACCGAAGCGATGGGCGTCCCTGTAATCGCAAGAGCTCGCGGAATTATTACAAGCACGGTTGCAAGTTTGCCACTCGAGACAAAAGTCAAAGAAACAAATGAAACCGTTTATTCTCCACGCGTTATTAATCAACCGGATCCACGCATTACCGGCGCGGAATTTTGGGCGTGGATTGCGGAGGATTTGTTATTTCGTCCCGCTGCCTACGCTCGCGTTTTATCGCGCTATGCGGACACCGGAAGAATTCAAGCTATGGAACGAATTGCTCCCGAACGCGTAACGGTTGAAACAAATTCTCTTGCAACAGAAATTGATTCATATCGCGTCGATGGTTATTCAATTTCTCCGGAAGATCTTGTCGTTTTTGGCAATATGCAAGAAGGACTTTTGAATCGCGCAGGTCGTACAGTTCGCGCAGCTCACGCGCTAGAAAAAGCCGCTTATGACTTTGCGCTGAATCCAATTCCACAAATCGTTTTGTCATCTAATGGCGTACAGCTTCCAAAAGATCGCGTTGCGTCTCTTATCAACGCATTTAAAAACAAAGCTTCCAAAGCTGTGACATTTTTAAATGCAGACATCAAGATGGACACAATTGGTTACGATCCAAAGAATCTCCAAATGAATGAAGCGAGAAACTACCTGGCTTTGGAGCTTTGCCGCGCGATTGGATTGCCGGCATGGTTCGCATCAGCTGATCCGTCATCGATGACATATTCAAACGCTGTCAATCAGCGTCGCGATCTCATTGACTTCTCAATTCGTCCAATTTTGACAATTATTGAGCAAAGGTTAAGCCTTACGGATTTCACACCGGCTTCACAATATGTCCGTTATGACTTAGACGATTTCTTGCGCGGCAATCCTTACGAAAGAGCGCAAGTGTACGAAATTCTTAATCGCATCGGAGCGATGACGATTGAAGAGATCAGAGAAGAAGAGGACATGATCGGATGAAGCTAACGACACCAATGACAATCACCGCGGCGGATTCCGAGTCGCGCACAATTACCGGACGCATCGTCGCATTTGAAGAGCCCGCGAATGCTTCAACCGGCAAAGTCATTTTTGCAAAAGGATCCATCGAGCCAAAGAATGTTTTGCTTAATCTCGAGCACGATCGCACACGCAGAATCGGAAAGCCACTTTCGGTTTCCCTTTCAGCTGACGAAATGAGCATCGATGCAACATTCAAAGTCGCGGCAACAACCGCCGGCAACGATGCGCTTGTCGAAGCAAGCGAAGGATTGCGGGATGGCTTTTCGATTGAATTAGCTGTCGATGATTACATCAACGAGAAGGACGGCACAATGCGCGTCCTAGCCGGAGAGCTCACAGGCGTCGCGCTTGTATCAGAGCCCGCCGTGCGATCAGCTCGCGTCGCGGAAGTAGCTGCGACCGAAGAAGATTCCGAATCCACAACGGATCCGGAAGAAACACCAACAACAGAAGGAGACGAAGTGGAAAACACCGTCACAAACGCGGACACCGTCGAGACGGTAGAAGCCGCACAGTCAGTTACAGCATCGGCGAAATCCGTTGCTTACACATCACCACGCATCGAGATCACAGCTTCAAAGTATCTTGAAAATAAAGTCATGGCAGCTCTTGGATCAGAAGATGCCCGTCAGTATGTCTTGGCAGCTGACAACACAACCGACAACGCAGGTCTTGTCCCAACACGCCAGCTTGCCGAAGTTATCAACGGACTTTCAACAACGATCCGTCCATCAATCGACGCAATCTCTCGCGGTGCTCTTCCTGATGCAGGTATGACATTCGAGATTCCAAAGATCACCGTGGCTCCTGCCGTCGGTACAGTTGCAGAAGATGCAGCATTTACAGAGACAGATCAGAATTCAGCTTTTGTTTCTGTATCAGTCGCAAAATTTGCAGGTCAGCAAAAATTCTCCGTTGAATTGCTCCAGCGCACTTCGCCCGTCTTTTATGACGAGCTTCTCCGTAACATGGTCGCGGCTATGGCTAAGCAGCAAAACGCTTATGTCAATGCAGCTTTGATTTCCGGTGCAACAGCAGACGGAACAACAACAACAACTTATCCAACAGCTTCAGAGCTTCTTGGCGTAGTTGCTCGCGGATCAGCTAGCGTTTATGGCGCAACAGCGGGTCTTGCAAATCCATTTGCTCGCAACATGATCGTATCAACCGGACAATGGTCGAACATCATGGGATTGAATGACAATGGTCGTCCAATTTACACAGCGACCAACCCAATGAACGCGGGCGGTCAGGTTTCACCATCATCACTTCTCGGAAATGTTGCGGGACTCAACCTTTATGTTGATCCAACAAACGCCGGCGACGGAGATGGCACAATCCTTATCGTCAATCCTGACGCTTACACATGGTACGAGTCCCCAAGCTATCAGCTACGCGCTGAATCAACAGCTGACGGATCCATTACCGTGGGCGTCTATTCATTCGGAGCTTGCGCAACAAAGATTGCCGCAGGAGCTTTCAAGAATAACAAGGCGTAATCCGCCACAACTAATCATGACCTGATTCGCTCCCGAGTCAGGTCAGCCGAAGAAGGGAAGAGCTCATGTCACTAGTCACTCCGACGCAGCTACGGGATGTCTTGGGCGTGAGCTCTTCTCTTTATTCAGATGCTTATCTTCAAAAGGTGATAGATACTAGCGAGCTCACAGTCTTGCCGCTTTTGGTTTCGCATTCATCAGCTGTCACTTATGCCCGACTCAATGCCAATGTTGCAACCCTTATTACTAACACGCCGCACAATTACACAATTGGACAGAGCGTTGTCGTAGCGATTGGCGATGCTGTATTTGATGGCACAAAGACCGTCACGGCTATCAATTCAGAATTTGAATTTTCTTATGCAAAAACAAACGCCGATGTGGATCAGATTGCAATCATTCCAAGCGGCACAACCTACCTTTCCGGCAAGGATGCAGCGACCATTTATGCGTCCAATCCTGCCGTGTATGAAGCCATCATCGTGATTTCCGTGGAAGTTTTCCAATCGATTACAGCTGCCGGCGGACAAATTGAAGGCATTGATTTCCAACCTACGCCGTACAGAATGGGTCGGTCACTCTTGAATAGGGTCGTTGGAATTCTAGGCAAATCACTCGACACCGGAGCGATGTTGGCATGACCGCATCATCCATCGCGGTCAATGTTCGCGCAGCTTTAAAGTCATCGATTTCAAGCGTTGCCGCAAATGTCTATGACTATGTGCCCGAAGCTCCCAATGTGCCATTTGTGGCGGTAGTCCCGAACATTCCCTATCTTGAGCCAAATCTCATCGGATCATCGACAAAGGTCAAAATCAATCTTGTCTTGACCGTGGGAGTGGCTCCCTATTCCAACGAAGCTTCTTTGGACAATATCGAGAAGCTAGTCATGAGCATTCTGGCGGCTTTGCCGTCAGGTTACACGGTGGGATCCGTGTCAAATCCGATCCCGATGACGCTTGCAAGCGGCTCTCAAGTCATTTCATGCGACATCGACATTTCGACTCAATACACACAAACAAACTAGGAGCCAAAAGTGCCAACAACGATCATCACGGGTCGCGATCTAGTCCTAACGATCGCGAGCACTAACTACGACGCGCAAGCTACATCAGCGACACTTGCAAATTCACCAACCATCGAGACTTATCAGACACTCGACGGCAAGGCATATAAGCACATTGACGATCAATGGACTTTCGATGTCTCAATGCTTTCAGATTGGGGAGCTTCCGGATCGCTTTGCGAAGCTCTTTGGACAGCTTGCGAAACAGCACCAAACACGACTTTGGCGGTTTCTTTGACAGCTGTCACCGGAGCGGTCTTTGCATTCAATGTCATGCCGGTCTTTCCGGCTGTCGGCGGTGCGGCTCCGGATGCGCAGACTGTGGATCTATCATTCACAGTTGTAGGAACACCTACAGAGACATTCAGCTAAGAAACGGAATCGGGAGCAAAAATGAAACTACCAATCACAATTGAATATAACTCGGGCGAAACTGTCACTTATGTGGCAGGGACGCCGGAGTGGGTTAAATGGGAAAAGAGCACGGGACACATCATCAGTCAGGCTCAAGAAAAGATTGGCTTGTCCGATCTCATATTCTTGGCTTATCACGCGATGAAGCGCGAAGCAGCCGGAAAGCCTGTGAAGCCAATCGATATTTGGACGGAAACGGTTTCAAATGTCGAAGTTGGTGATGCAAGCCCAAAAGCTATCCCGTCGGAAGCCTAAGTCGAATCCTATGGGAGCTCCGTATCGCGACGGGGCTCCCAATGGATCAATTCGAAACAGCTGAGGACATATTGACAGCGATAGAGATTTTGGAGAAAAGAAATGGCAACTAAGGCAGGACGCGGCACATTTGCCATTACTGTCGAGCCAATCGAATTCAAAAACCTTTTGAGGCTTCTCGGATCTCTTGACAAAGAATCGCAAGATAAGGTCAGAACTCGAGCTTTGCCGCTATCGCAGCGATTGGCGGGACAGCTCTTTCAGTTTTCACAATCTGCACCGTCTCCACAGACAAAGCTTGTCGCGCAGACAATTACGCCCAAGCGCGATCGATTAATTCGCGTTGATGTCGGTGGATCAAAGAAAGTTGGTCGCAAGTACGGCGGCGAGCAATCAAAGTCCGGTAAAGGTGCAAAGGTGCGTCAGCAACAAGCTCCGGCGGGTGCGTTACTGTGGGGAACGGAATACGGATCTCATGTGGGCGTGGACTCAATGGGTCGCAAATACACCGACAGATTTAAAGCTCCCTATAAAAAAAGCGGCTATTGGATCAATCCTGCCGTTGATTATTATGTGCCGATTGTGGCGCGTGAATATGCCGAGATGGTTCAAGAAGTAGTCAAAGAGATGGGACTCGACTAATGGCAGGAATTCCAAAGGTCAAGATCACCTTTGACGCAGATTTCGATCAGCTACGGCAAGGCGTCAAAGGCGCAGAAAACGAAGTCGAGTCATTCGGATCCAAAGTTACGGATTTCGGAAAAAAGATGGGCGTGGCTTTTGCAGCTGCCGCCGCTGCCGCCGGAGCCTACGCAATCAAAATCGGCGTGGAAGGCGTCAAAGCCGCCATTGAGGACGAGAAGGCACAAACACAGCTTGCAATAGCTCTCGAGAACACTACGGGCGCGACAGAGGCTCAAATCAAGGCAACCGAGGAATATATTCTTCAGACTTCTTTGGCGACGGGCGTAACCGATGACGCTCTCCGTCCGGCTTTGGCTCGACTTGTCAGATCGACCGGAGATGTTGAAAAAGCGCAAATGCTCATGGCTCAAGCTCTTGACATTTCGGCAGCTACGGGCAAGCCGCTCGAAACCGTTTCAAATGCTCTTGGAAAAGCTTACGAAGGCAACACCGCAGCTCTTGGCAAATTAGGCTTGGGCTTGTCATCGGCGCAGCTTAAGACGATGTCATTTGAGCAAGTCTCGGGCAAGCTTTCAGATCTCTTTGGCGGCGCAGCTGCCGCAAATGCCGAAACATATTCGGGTCGTATCGCTCGAATGCAAATCGCTTTTGATGAAGCAAAAGAAACGATTGGATTTGCTCTTTTGCCTATTCTCGAAAAGCTCATGAAATTCATCAACCAAGTCGCGCAACCAATCTTGAACACTTTAAACGCAGGATTCGACGGCAAAACCGGACTTGGATGGTATTTGAGTTATGTGTCAAAGACAATTGAAACCGTATTCACTCCCGTGTGGAATGGATTGGTTAAGGCATTCGGTAGCGTCAAAGGCGCAATTGGCGACAATCTTGACACATTCAAAGAATTCGCCGGCTACATCACGACATATCTTGCGCCCGTCATTGGAAAGGTTTTGGGCGGTGCGATTGAAACCGTTGGCAAGATTGCCGGTGGTGTCATTAATGTAATAGCGGGAATCATCAAAGTCATCAATAGCTTAGTTGGCGGCGCAATCGATGGAATTAACGCAATTATTCGCGCTTATAACTCCGTGCCAATTCTTCCAAATATTCCAACCATCAACAAACCAACTTTGCCAACGCCATCAATTCCATCACCATCCACGGGCTCCGGCGGCGGCGGTGGCGGAAGTGTCACATCCGGCGGCGGTGGATCTATGACGACTCCATCCATATCCGGAGCGAGCGGCGGATCTGCGTCGGTTGCAGCAACAGCAAGAGCCGCAATCAGTAGTCCGGCACTTGTGCCAACTGTCACCATTGGCGGAGCACCGGCAGGATATAGACCGGAAAGCTTTACGCCGACATTTACAGCGGGCGGTGCTCCTGCCGGATATGTCACCAATAACATCAACATAGGCTTGGCGGGAGATCCTGAAAGTACGGCACGAACAATTGTCGATGTTTTAAATAGATCCTATGGTCGCGGAGCTTTGGGCGCGGAAGCTCTCATCCTATGACTCAATGGACACCGGAGTGGTCGCTCCAAATCAATGGCGTCGATTACACAGATTTGACGCTTTCAACCGTTTCAGTCATTTCGGGTCGCACCGATATTTATTCACAACCGCGGGCAGGATACGCAAGCATTGAAATTTTAAATCTCAATTTGACTCCAATTGTTTTCGATGTCAATGACGGATTGTCGATTCGAGTCAAAGATTCCACGGGAGCTTTTGTGAATATCTTTGGCGGTTATGTAACCGACTCGGTGGTGGAAGTGTCATCAACCGGTACGGGCGGCGTGAATGAGCGCATTCGCATTACAGCTTTGGGAGCTCTTTCAAAACTTCCCAAGACTTTGACCGATGGCGTCTTATCAAAAGATTTTGACGGGAATCAGATCTATTCAATTTTGGTATCTGCGCTTTTCAACACATGGGCAGAAGTACCCGCGGCAACTACTTGGGCAACCTACAACCCAACGACTACATGGGCAGATGCAGAAAACTCCGGACTTGGATCAATTGACACTCCGGGAAATTATGAGCTTGCCGCTCGAGCTTCGAGCGTGACGGACATTTATTCTCTTGTGTCCGGTCTTGCCACTTCCGGTCTTGGATACCTTTTCGAAGATGCTCAAGGTCGAATCGGGTACGCGGACAGCACACATCGAAGCTCTTATTTGGCAACAAATGGATATACAAGTCTTTCCGGCAATAACGCTTTGGCGCAGGGAATTCGAACAATTCGACGAATTGGTGATCTGCGAAATAAAGTAACAATAAGTTATAAAAACGGGCAAGAGCAATCAGCTACGGATCAAGGCTCAATCGATCAGTATGGATCTCAAGCCGAAGTTATCGCGACGACTCTTGAAAACACGGTGGACGCGTCAGCTCAAGCCAATTTTTACTTGGGGATTCGAGCCTATCCGCAAGATGTTTTTGAATCCATCACTTTCAGTCTAGGAAATCCCGAAATTAGCGATGCTAATCGAGACGCGTTGCTGAATGTCTTCATGGGCTTACCCGTGGACATTCAAGATCTTCCGTCCAATATGGTGAACGGTCGCTTTCAAGGCTTTGTCGAAGGATGGGCATTTCGCGCCGGTTATAACCGACTCGATTTGACTTTGAATGTATCTCCGACCGCTTTTAGCTTGCAATCAATGAAGTGGGAAGATGTAAGTGTCGCGGAGACTTGGAACACACTATCAAATACACTTGAGTGGATAAATGCTCAAGTGGTGGCATAAGGAGAAAACATGGCAACGACGACGACAAATTTTGGGTGGACTGTCCCATCGGACACCGATCTCGTCAAAGATGGCGCAGCTGCAATCCGCACGGCTCTTGGTGGCGTAGATACTTCATTCGTAGATCTTAAAGGTGGCTCAAGCGGACAAGTCTTGACAAAGAATTCGGGCACGGATTTGGACTTTACATGGACAAATGCTGACCCACTGACGATTCTTGATGCTAAAGGTGATCTTATTAGCGCAACCGCGGCTGATACGCCCGCGCGTCTTGCGGTAGGAACAAATGGACAAGTTTTAACAGCTGATTCCACAACTTCCACCGGATTGAAATGGGCTGACTCATCAAGTGGTGGAATGACATCGATTGCGTCCGGTTCTTTATCAACTGCCGAAATTAGCATTACAGGAATTTCCGGATCCTATAAAAATTTGCAATTGGTTATCAGAGGAGTTCAATTTAATCAAGATGCTTATTTTGGTTTCAGATTAAACAATGTATCCACTTCTTCTTACAATTTTGCTTTGGTTGAAGAAAATTCAAATAACACTTATACAACGACCGGACTTGAAACTAGTGGACTTTATTTGACTTATACAACGCCTTGTAATTACAACAGCACAGGTCAAGCTGCCGTGTTCAATGTTTTCGATTATGCCAACACTTCAGGATATAAATTAGTTACAGGATCATTTGTTGGACGAAATAACGCTGACACTTACAATTATTCGTCCAATTTTGACGGTGCATTTCTTTCAACTAGTGCGGTCACTTCTTTACAAATTCGATGTTTAGGTGGAGAAACATTTAGTGCAGGTACCTACGAGTTATTTGGAGTCAAGTAATGTCATTACAAAAGATTGAAATCAATATCGAAACTGGCGAAGAAACAATCAAGGATTTGACAAAAGCTGAACTAAGCCAAATTGAGGAAGAACTTGAATTTATTGAGGCTAAGAAAGCTGCCAATCAAGCGGCAAAGGCAGCACTCGAAGCAAAAAAACAAGAAGTTTTGGTTAAACTTGGTCTTACCATTGAAGAAATGGATGTTTTGTTGGCATGACTTACCCAATTGGCACAGCTGCGCTCGCTGTCGAAATTGCCAAAGGCGAAATCGGCACAATCGAACAAGGCGACAATTTGACGAAGTATGGCGAATTTACAAAAGCCAACGGATTGCCGTGGTGCGGATCCTTTTGCAATTGGGTATTGGCTCAAGCCGGAGTCAAGGTGCATTCAGTAGTTTCCACAGCTGTGGGAGCTCATAAGTTTAAAGAAATCTCACGATGGAGCGAAACGCCGGCAATCGGCGATCTTGCATTCATGGACTTTCCACATGACGGAGTCGATCGGATTTCTCATGTGGGAATCGTCGCGGCAATCGATGGCAAGTCGATAGTTACCATCGAAGGCAATACATCCGGAAGCGGCGATCAACGCAACGGCGGAATGGTGATGGCAAAAACCCGCACAATCGGCAAAGAAATTGTGGGTTTCGGTCGTCCAAAATATGTCCCTTACAAGGGAGAATTTCCTGTCGTTACAGCTGACAAACCAAAGTCAAAGATTCTCAAAAAGAAGGAGAAGAAATGAAGGGTTTTAAAGCGATCGCCGCTTCATGGGCGCGGTCATTTCTAGCAGCTTCTCTCGCGGTTTTCATGGCGGGAGAGACAGATCTCAAGACCATCGGCATGGCGGGCTTAGCTGCCGTTTTACCGGTGATCTTGCGTTTTCTTAATCCAAACGATACAGCTTTCGGAGTTATGGGGAAGTGACACCGAACGAATGGGCTGCCGTGACGGGTGGCGTAATTGCGCTATGCACGGCGGCTTATTCGGTGATTCGAATGCTAGTCAAAAACATTTTGAACGAGCTGCGTCCTAATAGCGGCTCAAGCTTGAAAGATCAAGTCACACGAATCGAAGCTCGAGTGGATCGCCTTTATGAGCTTTTGACGCAAGATTCCTAATCGACACGCCCAAAAACACGCGGGATTCTTGACGCTGTCGGTCATTTGCTTCACTCTTATGGCAGGGAGCGAAGTTCAGTAGCTCTCGGATCGGGAGCAAAAATGTACACATTTCAGGAAGTAGCCATGTGGATTCTCTTGGGAGTCTTTACCGGCTTTACAATCGGTTATACAGTAGGGCTCAAAGAAGGCAAGCGCGAGGGATACATTCGCGGCAAGATTGCCGGTCGTAGAGTTTCGGAGTACCGCGACTAATGGGATTCCTAGACAATTACGAGACAGTAAATCAAAAGGTTCAACGCCTACATGCAACCTATCCAACCAACCGGATCGAAACATCGATTATCGATTGGAATCCGGAAAAAGGGTTTATTCTCATCGAGTGCCGCATTTATCGTCGTTATGAAGACGAGAAGCCGGCAGCTATTGATTACGCTCACGGCATGGTTGGGGCGTACAACCCGCAAATGAAACGATGGTATGTCGAAGATACCGTTTCAAGCGCAATCGGTCGATGCGCGTCTGTCGTACTTGGATCCGAAGAAAAGCCATCACGGGAAAACATGGAGCAAGTCGAGACGATGCCAAAAGCATTTGTTGAAGAAGATCCGTGGGCTAAGCCAATTTGGGAAGATGGATTCAGTACAGCTCGGACAGCTGTCGAAGAGATTAAAGACAAGCTTGGCGGTGAGATTCAAGCCGAATCGCCTATCTGCGCACATGGACATATGATTTTCAAAGAAGGCGAAAAGAATGGAAAACCGTGGGCGGGTTATATGTGTTCCGAGAAATCGAAAGCTAGTCAATGCTCACCGATTTGGTTGGTACTTGGTAGCGATGGCAAGTGGAAGCAACGGATCTAATGGGAGAGCTATATATCCAAAAGCCCAACGGGGAAGCAATCACAATCTTTGAGGATGGGACAGAGCTTCGAGAGCAGAAACCGCTCGAAATCGATTGGTGCGACAAGTGCGACCAATGGAAACCACTCGCCGGCGGCGAAATGACGCGCTACAAGGGACTCGACATCATTTGGCTTTGTGAGGCTTGCAAGTGAAAATGAAAATCTCGCATGAGGACGAATGGACAGCTGCGAAAGTAGCCATTGAACGAGTCGAAGAGATTGAAGGCAAGCCGGATCATGTTTCGCGGTATAACAAGAACTTGTCATTTCACGACTATATCTGCGAGATTGCCGAATCGGTCGGAGCTGAAATCGCTGTGGCGAAATACTTTGGGATTGCTGATTTCAATCCAAGAGCTTCTCGCTTTAAGCGAACAGCGGATGTCGGATCAATCATCGAAGTTAAGTGGACGAAATACGATCAAGGCTCACTTATCATTTACGACAGCGATCGAAACACGGACATCGCAATCCTTGTCACGGGCAAAAGCCCGAACTATGTGCTCAAAGGTTGGATTCCGGTGGCAATAGCCAAAAACCAACGATGGCGCAGACGCGACCAACCGACCTATTGGGTCGAGCAATACAACTTGCACCCAATCGAAAACCTACGAAGGAGCTCACATGGAGAAGCTACGCTTCCAATGCAGGGTTGAAAAGAAAGTCACAAATCACGCCGTCTTCAATAACGAAGTTCCTTTGGGCGATGGAGTGGCTTTGGTTCAATGTCTAAGCTGTGGCGTCATGGGAGTCAATAAATTGGCGGATGCCCGTGGCTGAATATGACTTTCGATGCGAAGTCTGTGGAAAGACCAAAACGGTGAAACGATCGATGGACGATGCTTTGGCGCGTGATCCATATTGCGATCTTTGCACGATACCCATGAGCCGAATTTGGACAGCTAATCCAATCCATTTTAAGGGTAAAGGTTGGGGACATCAATGAGCCATGACAACTTGGCGGGAATACTCGAATGTAGCTTTTGCGGATCAATGGCGTCCGAAGTATGGGTGCGCAATTATCCAAAGACGGGTCAAGTCGTACATTGTGAGAAATGTTGGAAAGAACATGGTGCGAAATGAAGCCTGTGGATAACCTGTGGATGACACGCCCAAAACGCGCTCAAGTTATCCACATTCTTGGCTATCACTTGACTCATGCGCTACCGTCTAGCTCCGCAAGCGAGCGCGTGTGCGCGTGTAGCTCGCGGCGGAGATCGCCGGTTTGGGGAGTCCTATGCCTACTCGTAGGCTCGCTCTTGGTACAGATGCAACCCGCACAAGCAACAACAAGAGATGCAGATCATTACAAGCTTTATGCTCATTCAAGGATTATCAATGAAGAGCAATATAAATGTTTAAGTCGAATTATTTACAAAGAATCAAGATGGAATCCAAAAGCAAAGAATGGTAGTCACTTCGGCTTAGGTCAGATGCGATCGAAGTGGTATCGCAATCTTGATCCATATCGACAGATTGACGAAACCATCCGATACATCACGGTGCGTTATGGTTCAATGTGTAACGCATGGAGATTCCATGAAAGGGTAGGTCATTACTAGATGACACTTCATTCACAACGCAAAGCCAATAGCTCTCATTGGAAGAAGCTGCGATTAAGGATTCTCAACAGAGACGGACGCGAATGCTATTGGTGCGGAATGGAAGCCAACACCGTGGATCACATCATTCCCGTGGCTAAGGGTGGGACAGATGATCCGGAGAATCTTGTGGCAGCTTGTAGGAAATGCAACTTCTCGAAGCAAGACAAGATGCCCGATGAATTTGTGTTAGCACGACGCGGTCTTTTTTCTTCAACGGATTCCACCGCCATGTCCTACCGAGGTTTTCTTTCACCACCAAACGAATCAAAGAGGCATTGAATTGGCTCGAGAAGGCTCAAGAGAGCCCGAGACGGCTCAAAGTGGCTCAAACGGGCTTGTATCGGTTTTGGAGCCCATCACAGAGCCGCTTTATGGAAGTCCGACGCCTAGAATTCACTCACGCTTGCGTCCGGATCTGCCTACGCGTGGACAAGAGCTTATCGACTTTTCGAATTCCATCGGATTCCCGCTTATGCCGTGGCAAGAATGGCTTGCCATTGAAGCTCATCGCGTGAAGCCGGACGGGAGATGGTTGCATCCTTTGGTGCAACTTGTCGTCGCGAGACAACAAGGAAAGACGACATTTATGAAGCAACGCATTCTCATGGGACTTTTCGAGTGGGATAACAAGCTTCAAATTGGGACGGCTCATCGATTGACTACATCGCTTGAGACTTTTCGCGATCTTGTGCAGACCATCGAAGCCAACGACGGATTGGCAAAACAAGTCAAGCGCATCCGGTGGGCTCACGGATCCGAGGAAATCGAATGTCTCAACGGAAATCGCTACATGGTAAAAGCCGGCGCGTCAGCTGCTCGAGGAATTTCTAAGCCGTCCACGGTACACATTGACGAAACCCGAGAGCTCAAAGATGAGTCCACTTGGGCGTCGCTGCGATATACGATGATGGCGGCAGAAAATCCACAGCTGTGGTCGTATAGCAACGCCGGCGATCAACACTCCCTTGTGCTCAACCAAATCCGCGAGCGCGGAATCGCTGCCGCGGGTGGATCTACCGATGACATCGGTTATTTCGAATGGTCGAGCGATTACGACAAGATTGACGATTCAGAAAAGTTTTGGCAGGGAGCCGCAAAAGCAAATCCGGCACTCGGTCACACGGTTCACATCGACAATTTGCGCGCCGTGATGAATGATCCACCAGATGTCGTCCGCACCGAAGTCTTGTGCCGATGGGTGCAGACAATTAGCTCGGCAATTCCCGCCGGAGAATGGGCAGAGTGTGGAATCGACGGATTTGAGATTGATGTCGAATCTACTGTGTGGATGGGACTTGATTGCTCTCCCGATCGACGCGATGCAGCTCTCGTCATAGGTCAGCGAATCAACGAAAACGAATTCTTTGTCAAGCTCTTGCGTACTTGGCACAATCCGATTTCCCTAGACGACAAAGCCGTGGCAAATGACATCGCGGATCACTTCCGAGAATTTCCGGTCGAAGTTTTGGCGTATTCACGCCGTACATCGTCCGCAATAGCGGCTAGACTTCAGCCAGCCGGAATCCCAATCGCCGATATAGACGGGGCTCTTTACGGTCAATCTTGCGACGAACTTTTGGGAGCAATAACATCAAAACGACTTCGACATGGCAACCAACCGGAATTGACGAAACAGATCCTTTCAGCTGCGCGACT